TAATACAGTCCTTTCGGATAACTATGGTAGATTTAGTACAATAAAAGATACATCTAAAAACGCAGCTAATAATTTTACAAATTCAAGTATTGATTTTATAATGATAGATGCCGGACATTCTTATGAAGCATTAATAGAAGATTTAAATGTTTGGTATAATAAAGTAAAACCCGGTGGTATAATTAGTGGAGATGATTATGGTGTATTTGAGGGAGTTACTAGAGCAGCAAACGAATATTTTTATGGACAGTTTCATCAAGGGTTTCGTTCATTTGTAAGAAGAAAACCTCGTATTCAAGTTAAGCACATGCTGACTAGACCTGATGATATGAGAGAAAGAGTTTCTATACAATCATTACAACAATTAGCAAAATACGGAATAGATTATCAACCAATACTAAATGAAGTTTATGAAGGATTGGCACCTGTTGAAAATTGTAGAAGACCTGAACATATAAGTAAAGATAATAAACCGGGTGAGTTATATCCTGGTGCTGGTTTGGGTTGGATGACTGGTAGACATTATGGTTGTTATTTAGCACATAGAAATGCATTAGAAACAATTGATGAGGATAATTACGATTATACTTTAATATTTGAAGCAGATGCATTTATCTACACTGGATTGGAAGAATTTGTTGATATGGTACATAAAGCATGTTTTATTTCAGAAAGAGATGATGCTTACTTTATATCATTTGCAAACAACCCATCCAGAGAAAAGCATAAAATAGATGAACACTTTTCTCAAACAGGGGCTAATCAGGACTTAGCACATGCGTATTTAATTCCAAACCGAACTAAGGGATGGTGGTTAGATAGGATTGTAGATTGTGGTTGGGATGTGGGTGACCTTTGGTTTAATCATGTGTTTTACCACCACCCTATGAAACGATATACTACAAACAAAGTATATAGTAAACAAGCGGAAGGATTTTCCCTATTGGATTTAACAATTAAAACTTGGAGTTAATGATATACGATAATTTAGTAAAAAATGTAAATAATAAAGCAGAAGTTGATAATAAAGTTTATTTTCATTTTGTTAGAGGTGCTTTTTTGGAAATAAAAGGACCTAAGCAATCCACATACGATGTAAGATTTTTGGATAATAAAACTGGACGTGTTTTATATACTACTGAAATAAGCACAAATATGTGGACTAAATGTAGTTTGGAATATTTTATTGAATGGAATATTGAAATATATGAAAACGGAAAACTTTGGTTTCAACACATATATAACGCAGAAAATAAAAGAGTTTACGTTGCATTGGATTCTAAAGCATTAGGTGATAGTTTAGCTTGGATTGCATACGTTGAAGAATTTGGAAGGGTTCATAATTGTAAAATGATTGCTTCTACATTTATGAATGAGATGTTTGAAAATCAGTACCCTAATGTAGAGTTTGTATCACCTGGCAAAAATGTAGAAAATTTATATGCTATGTATGCTATTGGTTTGTTTTATAATGAAGACAGTACGATAAACATTTATAAAAATCCAATAGACCCAAAAGGACAAACTATGCAGAAAATGTGTTCTGATATATTAGGATTACCATATAGAGAAATTAAACCAAAATTAAAAGAAAGAAAAATAAATATTGATTCAAACTATAAACAAGTTTGTATTGGTATTCACGGAACTGCTCAATCTAAATTTTGGAATAATACCAATGGATGGCAAGATGTAGTGAATTGGTTAAATAATAGAGGATATGTAGTAAAATTACTTTCAAAAGAAGGTGATGATTATATGGGTAACAAACTACCAACTGGAATTGTAAAACATCCAAACGGACCATTGGAATTGGTTATGGATGAAATGAAAAAATCAAAAGCATTTATTGGTATTGGTAGTGGTTTGAGTTGGTTGAGTTGGGGATTGAACGTACCTACTGTATTGATTAGTGGATTCTCATATGATTGGGCTGAAATGCAGGATTGTATAAGAATAGCAGCTCCGAAAGGAAAATGTGAAGGATGCTTTAATAGATTAAGATTGGATGCCGGTGATTGGAATTGGTGTCCAGACCATAAGGGAACTGATAGACAATTTGAATGTACAAAATCAATAACATCTGAAATGGTAATAAAAGAATTGGAAAAGTTTCTATAATGAAAAGGGTTTGGGTAAATGGAACATTTGATATTTTACATATTGGACATATAAGATTACTTAACTTTGCTAAATCATTTGGTATTGTTAGGGTGGGGTTAGATACTGATAGTAGAGTAAATGAAAAGAAAGGAATGGAAAGACCTTTCAATAAGTTGGAGGATAGAATGGAGTTTATATCAGCTATTAACGGAGTTGATAGTGTTGTATCCTTTGGTACTGATGATGAACTTCGTAGTTGTATAAAAGAATGGCAGCCTGATGTATTTGTTATTGGTAATGATTATATAGATAAACCAATTATAGGTGGGGCTTTAGCAAAAGAAATAAAGTTTTTTAAAAAAGTAGATGGTATAAGTACCTCAAAAATATTAGGAGATGAACCAAAAGTATAAAGTATTAGTTATAGGAGAAAGTTGTACGGATATTTTTATATATGGAACATCCGAAAGGAAATCACCAGAAGGTAAAGGGCCTGTATTTCTTCCACAAAACGAAACATACGGAGTTGGTATGGCTGCGAATGTTACAAACAATTTGGGAGCTATGGGTATTGATGTTGATATGTATTCTGATACCGGCAACATACTAAAATCACGTTATGTTAATAAAGATACAAATGAATTATATTTGAGAGTAGATGAAGGTGATGTAGTAGAACGGATTAAAATTTCAGAATTGCCCGATTTTAATAACTACAATGCAATAGTAATATCAGATTATTGCAAGGGGTTTTTAAGTGAAGAAGATATTAATACGATTGCATTAATACACCCGTTGGTTATTTTAGATACAAAAAAGAAATTGGGGGATTGGTGTAAAAACGTTACTTATATTAAAGTAAACCGATTAGAGTGGGAAGTTAGTAAAGATGTAATACGAGATAACGAATGGTTATTTGATAAGATTATATGTACACTTGATAAAACAGGAACAGCTCATAAACATACAACATACCCAGTTATACCAATAGAAAATGCTGATGTTAGTGGTGCGGGTGATACGTTTGTAGCCGGATTTGTGGCAAGGTATTTAGATTCCAATGATGTGGGTGAATCAATAAAATGGGGAAACTATTGTGCTGGTGAGGTTGTAAAAGAAAAGGGAGTTTCTGTGTTTAAAAATAAAAAATAATATACTTATATATACAAAACAATAAAACAAAAATTTATGGCAGGGTTAGACAACATACCGCAACAACAACAAATTACTATTGAAACTGCTAAAATTGCAGAAGATACGTTAAAATCAATTACTGATTTAAATCAAAAAATCAATTCTTTATTTATTGAATTTGGACAAATCTATATTCGTAAAAAAGAAATCACAGAAGAATTGATAAAAATGGATGATTTTTTAGAAAAAGGAGAAGACCAGTTTAAAATGTTAAATTCAGAATTAAGAGATGTTATTGATTCATTAGATGATAAATACCCACAAGGTAGAATCAATATACAAGATGGTACTATTCAATATCAACCAGGTGCACCAACTAGAAAGCAATTGGCTGAGCAACAACAGCAACAACAAAACCAACAAGCATAAGGTTGAAAGTTGTAAATTAATAATCCTCAATATTTATGTAGGAAGAAAACTATATGAAAGGATTAGAAAAATATTTGGTAGAAACAATATTGGGAGAAGCGGCTCAAATGGACAAAGTAGTTGTTGTCTATTCGGGTCGCTTTCAACCATTTCATAAGGGTCATTACGCAACGTATGATAACTTAGTAAAAAAATTCGGTAAGGATAATGTGTACATAGGGACATCCGATGTAACCGATAATAAAAAATCTCCATTTGGGTTTAAAGAAAAAAAAGCAATAATGATGAAGATGTTTGGTATTCCATCAAACAAAATTTTCAACGTAAGAAACCCATACGCTCCACAAGAAATACTTAATAAATTTGATTCAGATACTACTGGTTTTATAACTGTAGTAGGTGAAAAGGATTCTTCACGTTTAAGTGGTAAATATTTTACACCATATAAAGGTAAGGTAGAGCAGGGGTATTTAGATAAAGGATATGTGTACGCTTCACCAGCTCAACCAAACGCTATTAGTGGAACTGATGTACGTTATTGGTTAAGCAGTGGTAGTGAATCGGAACGAAAGAAAAACTTTACAAAAGCATATCCAAAATTTGATGACCAAATATTCAAATTAATTACTCTTAAGTTAAAGGGATTAAAAGAATGTATCAACGAAGAAATTAAACTAAACGTAAATATTGGTGATACTTTGTTGATGGGTAAGTTTAAAAATAAAAAAGTTGTTGTTAAATCAATTGGTAAAGATGAATGGGGAATGCCAACAATTAATGGTAAGAAAGCAGTAACATTTAGAATTCCAAAAAAAGAGGAATTAAAAGAAGCAGCATCTAATGCTGGAATGACAGCAGGTGATGAGCCTGATACTTCATTTGTATCGGATGGTCAAAGGAGAATATTAAATACAGCTAAACCTGAAAATTGGTATAAACAAGGTGGATATACACAAATCGATACTCCAAAAGCTGACGCTATGAGAGGTAGAGGTAAAACAAAAGATAATGAAACGCAATTCAGAAAAGCATATTACAAATTAAAGAATGTAGTTCAAAGTACATTAAATCCTGCCGATGACCCACATAAAGTTGAAGATTGGGAAGAAATATACAGAACAAATCCAGAGCAAAAACCTAAAAGATTTTGGGAACTTCCTAAAAACCAAAAAGATACAATAATTTCAAAAGAAGATATTAAAGAAATAGTTGAAGATTTTGATTCATTATTAGATGAGATGGGACTTGGTGGTGGAGCTGGTGTTGGTTTAAGTTTGCCGGGTGGATATATTAATGGTGCATCTGATTCTAAATATGTTAAGAAGCTAAAATCAAAATTGGATGGGGATGATAGTAAACAATACCAACCAGTGGATGAGAGTATATCACTATCTGATTTAGAAAAACAAAGAAACTTATTATATATTAAAGCATTTAAGATGATGCCAAAATCTCCCGCACAAATGAAAGTTAGAGCAGAGATAGATAAAATTACAAAACAAATACAAAAGTTACAAAAAGAAAATGTAAACGAAGTAACTGCATCTGAAGTGATAAAAGATTTGGATAAAGTAAAAACCGATTTACTTAAAAAGGTAGATGTATTGATTGCAAAAAAGAAAAAACTTTATTCTAATGTAGATATTGAATCACCAATGAGTGCAGATGAAAAACAATTAGATAAAGATATACAATCTATATTTTCACAAATACAACAATTAATTCTTCAGAAAAGAAGTTTGAAAAAAGAATCAGTAAACGAATCTCTTTTAGTTGAAGGTGGTGCGTATGGACATATGGCACATCCATTTGATATTGAAATGAATCTTACGTTTGGTGATTTAAAACAAATTGTAACAAACGCTCTTAATGGTGATTTAGAATTAGCAAGAGAGAAAACTGATGGACAAGCATTGGCAGTTAGTTGGGTAAATGGTAGGCTAGTTGCAGCTCGTAACAAATCACATCTAAAAAACAAAGGTGAGGGTGCTATGACAATAGGACAGGTAGCTGAGAAGTTTGCAAATCGAGGTGGATTAACGGATGCATATAACTTTGCTATGAGCGATTTATCAACAGCAATAGCAGCACTATCCGAACCCCAGCGTAAGAAGATATTTAAGGATGGTAGTTCGTTTATGAACTTGGAAGTAATATATCCAACCTCTGTAAATGTAATCCCTTACAATCAACCCCTGTTAGTATTTCATGGTACGTTTGATTATGATATAGATGGTACTATTGTAGGTGAAAACCAACAAGCCGCATCTATATTAGGTGGTATGATTAAGCAAGTAAATGCACATGTACAATCTAAGTACACAATACAAGGACCACCAATGAATAAGTTACCTAAATCAGAGGACTTATCTAAATTAAAAGGAAAGTATATTTCAATGATTGGAAAACTTCAATCTGAATTTGGATTATCTGATAGTGATGGCGTGGCTGATTATCATCAGGCTTGGTGGACTAATTTTGTAGAAAAAGGTGGTAAGAAATTAGATGCTCAAGAAAAAATAGGACTGGTTAAGAGATGGGCTTTTAACGATAAATCATTCCGTATCAATACAATACAAGACGTTAAATTAAGAGCATGGGCTGAAAAAACTGATAAACAGGACCAACAAAAGATATCAAAACAAAACCTAATGAGATTTGAGGAGATATTTTTGGGAGTTGGTGCAGATGTATTATCATTTATGAGTTCAGTACTTACAGCAAACCCTGATAGTGCCAAAAGACAAATGGTAGCACGTTTGGAATCTACAATTCAGCAAGTAAAAGCAAGTGGTGACCCTAAGAAGATTGCAAAATTGAAATTAGAGTTAGAACGATTAAACGCTTTAGGTGGATTTGATAAGATTGTACCAAACGAAGGTATAGTATTTGTATATGGTGGTAACACTTACAAACTAACTGGAGCATTCGCTCCACTAAATCAAATTTTAGGAATTTTCTTTGATAGCTAAACGTTTTCTGAATTTTGATATACTTATATATACAAATATATCGTAAGTAATATGGCAAAGGAATTCAATAAAAAGTTTATGCATCCAACTCGTAGAAAGTTGGTAGATATGGTATTAAGTGGTGGTGAATACGAAAAAAACACACAAATATCATTTTCAGGAGCAGATAAGGAGATTATAAAAAGAAACATTGGTGATAAGTGGACTGATGAAGATGGTAAGAGTTGGGAGCAGCATGCTGGAGGACGTATCCAAACATCAGAACTTGGTGATATAATGGCTGAAACTAGGGCTTATTTATCTCAATTGAATAGTTGTAAGGCTGATGATTGTAAAACAATTAAATTGGGTAGAGTAGATAAAAAGCTCGTATCTAAGACAGGATATTGTATAGTTTGTTTAGCTAAAAGAGAAACTCGTATCAAAATAGATGGGTTATGGGAAGCATACGAAGACTACAAAATATATAATAATATGATTGCATATGGTAAGGATATAGTATCACAATTCCAACAGGCTTACAACGATGCTAAGCAAACATATGAAGTTGTAAATGAAGATGGTACGATTGAAAAGTGGAGTATGGAAAGGGATGTAGAGGAACTCAAAGCTGAAATACTAACCGATATTACGCGTTTTGAAGATGAAATACAACAGGCAACCAAACTAAGAAACGAAGCTTGGGATAAACTAAAAGATAAAAATTACGATTTAGTTAAACCACCTATCGATTAATATGAGTACTGGTATAACACAAAAGAAATCTCTAAAAGAGATAGTAGCAGAAGAATACAAAAAGTGTGCGGTAGACCCGATTCACTTTATGAAAAAATATTGTATGATTCAGCATCCGGTGAGAGGTAAGATACCATTTCATCTTTTCCCATTTCAGGAAAAAACCTTAACTCAATTCAAAGATAACAGATTTAATATAGTTCTAAAATCACGTCAAACTGGTATCTCAACCTTATCGGCTGGATACGCACTTTGGAAAATGATATTTAATTCAGATTATAATGTATTGGTTATCGCAACAAAACAAGATGTTGCAAAGAACTTAGTAACTAAGGTAAGGGTAATGCATGAATTACTTCCAGGCTGGCTTAAAGGAGGTTCTTTGGAAGATAACAAACTTTCCCTTCGTTTAAATAATGGTTCTCAAATTAAAGCTATTGCTAGTTCTCCTGATGCAGGACGTTCGGAAGCCTTATCACTTCTTATATTTGATGAGGCCGCCTTCATTGATGATATCGATGAGATTTGGGTGGCAGCTCAATCAACACTATCAACGGGTGGAGCTTGTATAGCACTTTCTACTCCAAATGGTGTGGGTAATTGGTTTCACAAAACTTGGTTAAACGCCGAAGAAGGGACTAATCCATTCAATACAATTAAATTACATTGGACTTTACACCCTGAAAGAGGTGAAGCTTGGAGGGCAGAGCAAGAAAAACTATTGGGAGCAAAGAAAGCAGCCCAAGAGTGTGATTGTGACTTCGTATCTTCTGGTGATACTGTAATTGAACCTGAACTATTAATGTTCTATAAAGAATCATTTTGCCAAGACCCATTGGAAAAAACTGGGTTTGATGGTAACTTATGGAGATGGGAATACCCAACTGCAAATGGTTCTTATATGGTTATTGCGGACGTAGCCAGAGGAGATGGTTCAGATTATTCCGCAGCTCATGTTATGGAAATAAACACTTGTACACAGGTAGCAGAATATAAAGGTAAGGTTGATACAAAAGATTTTGGAAACTTCTTAGTTGAATTATCTACACAATATAACGATGCACTTCTTGTAATAGAGAATGCAAATATTGGTTGGGCTTGTATTCAGCAAGTAATTGATAGACAGTATAAAAACTTATTCTATATGAGTAAGGATTTAAAGTATGTGGATGTTGAAAACCAAATGAGAAATAAATACAGAGCAGATGAAAGACAGATGGTAGCTGGATTTTCAACCACATCTAAGACTAGACCCCTTATTATTTCTAAATTAGATGAATACTTTAGAGAAAAAGCTGTGACTGTTCGTTCCAATCGTTTAATAGATGAGTTATTTACTTTTATATTCAATAATGGTAGGGCTGAAGCAATGAAAAGTTATAATGATGACTTGGTAATGGCATTTTGTATTGGATTATGGGTAAGGGATACAGCACTTCGTTTAAAACAAGAAGGTATCGATTTAACAAAAAGGGCTATGGGAGGTATATCATCAAACATGCAGCATGCTGGTGTTTATGGTGGTAGTGGTAATGAAGATAATCCTTGGAAAATGCAAATTGGGGATACTATGGAAGATTTAACCCAATGGTTGTAGGGTTTTGATAAATTACCATATTTATGTTATATAATGTCAAAATAAAATAAAACCAAATGATTATATTAGCCAATATCGTAAAAGAAGATGAGTATGTAGACCAAGCATACGCTATAGGCGATACTCCTCAAGACAATCCAATTGATGATTATGATGAATTGGATGTTGAGCAAGAAGATATGGATGATTTTATTAACTTTTTAAAATCATACTCAAACGAACTAACCGAAGCTAATTGTCCTTGTGTATTCGAAGCAGAGTATCAGGGCAGAGAAGTAAAATTGGGTAAACCAATGCAGGGTGATGTTAAGAAATTTAAGGTATATGTTAAGAATCCAAAAACAGGTAAGGTAATTAAAGTAAATTTTGGACAAAAAGGAATGAAGATTAGAAAATCAAATCCATCTGCTAGAAAATCATTTAGAGCTAGAATGAATTGTGATAATCCCGGTCCAAGAACAAAAGCAAACTACTGGAGCTGTAGAAAATGGTAAAATAAATTATGGCAGAAGAACAACAAATAGACGATAGGAATTTCTTTGGTAGACTTAAAAAACTATTCTCAACCAATGCAATTGTAACGATTGATAAGGATGGTAAAAGAAAAGTTGTAGATACTGAAGACCGACAATATAATACAAACTTTGTAAACCTTAGAGATAGATACACTAAGTTACAAAGGTCTTATTATGAAACAAGCCAAGGTGCACAATCAATGGCATATCATCAAGTTCGTAGAGAACTTTTTAGAGATTATGATGCTATGGATAGTGACCCAATTATATCATCTGCATTAGATATATATGCTGATGAATCGACTACAAAGAATGAATATGGTGATGTAATTCAGATTAAATCTACAAATGAGAATGTAAGAGAAATGCTTCATAATTTATTTTATGATGTATTAAATATAGAATTCAACCTATGGCCTTGGGTTAGGAACTTAGTAAAATATGGTGATGCTTTCTTAGCATTAGAAATTGCAGAAGGTAAAGGAGTTATCAATTGTATGCCACATTCAATTTACAATGTAGAGAGATTGGAAGGTACTGACCCTAACAACCAAAACTACGTTAAGTATAAGG